GGCAGAAGAAGCCCTTGTAGGGCTTGCCCGCCTTGGAAACGTCGGACTTGAACTGCATCTCGCCGTGAGCGCAGTAGCGCTTCTCACCGCCTGGTGCCTGCTGGTACGCGGGCTTCTCCTGAGCACCACCCGAGTTGCCACCACCGGCACCGCGGCTACCGCCGCCAGCCTTGGCCGGACCGAGACCAGCGAAGTACTGACCAGCCTTGGAGACTCGCTCCATGAGCTGACCCAGAAGCTTGCCGTTCTCGCCGTTCACCTGGTCGTGTGCGTCCTCGACAGAGTTCGCGTGGATCACGATCCAGGGGGCATCGAAGCCAGCGCCACCCTTGAGGGTGACAGTAACCTTGCCGTCGGAGTCGTCCTCTTCCCTGGTCGCAACGGCCTTCTTTGGTGCTGCCTTCTTGGCGGGAGCCTTCTTGGGAGCCTCGGCGGGCGGCTCCTCGAACGGTGACTCCTTGGGAGGTTCGGGAGTCATGTTCTCGGCCTGGGCTTCGTCGGGCTCGGTAGCGAACGGATCGTTCATAGATTGCCTTTCAGCTTTGTCAACAGTGGGTAGCCGAACCCGGAGTACGGGTCGACCTTCACAGGCAGCCAATTCAGTAGGTGGGCCACCGTCACCGCCGTGAATCCGTAAACCAGCACCGGATGCTTCTCCAGCCCTCGGTCTACGGCGTGAGAAAGAAGCTCGCCGTCTTTGGCGGCGAGTTCGTGGTACACAACGATTCCCGCGAGAACCGCCCACATCGACTTACCGGATAGGGCACGCACCATTCGAGCACTCCTCGTCAACTCCGTCCGCGACCGCTTTCGCGAACGCGGCTTCGTAGGTTTCTTTGGAGATCCGCTCGTACGGGCTCTGGGGAATCGACGCTTCCGGGAAGATCGTCGCGCCCTTAAGCAGCCCGCCGAACTTCACGATCATGTCGGCTACGTCGTAAACGTCGTAGCGGTCGGGGTCAACGTTTGCGGTGTACGAAACCGCGTTGTCAGCCCACAATGATTGATACATCGCTTGGAACGCGAGCATCTGATACAGCGAAAGGTCGTCCGCTGCCTCTACGTACTCCTCTGCCACATCTGGCCCGTACAGGTCCGAGACCTGCTGAACCAGGGTGTCTTTCGTTGCGATCGAGACGACTACAGTGTTCTCCGCAGTAAGGTCGTGTTCGACCAGGTATCCATCCGCCCGGTACTGATCCGCGGTACTAACCTGGTCAGGGTCTACCGTGCTCAGACGCACTCGCCGGATAAAGTACTTCGAGAAAATCGGATGGATTCCCTCGGAGACGCCCGGCATTTTCGCGATCGTGCCCGTAGGCGCCACGGTCCGTTTCTTGACCGGAACCGGTATTCGCAGCTCGTGACAGAGCACTTGAGCTGAGTCGTCTACCTCGGCGGCAAGCGCGCGAAGCAGGTACCGGAACTCGAAATCGGTCGGAGCTTCCGAGTACTTCCGCTTCGTCAGCGCCAGGAACGATGCGACACCGAGGTGCCCGACACCGATTCGGCGATTATCCGCCAGTACCGCCGCCTGTTTCGGGTCCGTCACGTCGCCGTAAGTGGCCCGGATCAGGAACCGGGTAATCAGCCTGTGCGCCTTGTACAGCTCGTGGTACGAGACACGGCCGGTGTCGTCGACGAACGCGGCCAAGTTCACATGACCCAGGTTGCAGTTCTCCCACGGGGTAAGAGGAACCTCCCCGCACGGGTTCGTCGCCACAACCGGATTCGGCTCCCCGACGTTGGACAGATCCGAGTCCCAGAACCCAGGCTCGCCGTTGAACAACATGCCCTTGGACATCGCCATGAGCACCTGTTGTGCATGATCCGACCTCTTGATGCTCACGCACCTAGCCTGCGGGTTAGCATGAAGCCAGAAGTCGTCATCGACCTCGACGGAGATGTTCGTCGTCCAGTGGTTCGTTCCATCGTCTTTGCACCGGATGAACTCGAGAATCTGTTCATCATCCCAATGCATGATCGACATTCGCGCTGATCGGCGGACACCGCCAGCGACAACGCACTGTGCAATCGCGTGGTCGATCTCCATAGCTGCGATGCCGTCGAGATACAACCCGCCGACATCTTCGGCTACCGCTCTACTGCTTAGAATGTCGCAGACTCGAATCAGCATCCGCGCCAGCGGCACCGGTCCGGACGCCCGACCGCCGAACTGCTTCAGCTCGCACCAGCGGCCCGGACCCTGGACACGTCGTACACTCGGTTGTAGTGCAGGGTGGCACGCCGGTAATGCGTGTCGATCAGATCGACGAGCGCAGCGGCCCAACCTTCGCGGGAATCCTCGATTGAGAAGGCACCGGGCCAGTCCGGCGAGTATCGCTCGGACAGCAGCCCCGCGGCTCTCAGTGCCTCGTAATCCGGATGCTCCGGGTCACAGACGATCTCTACTTTGAGGAAATGCTGAATCGGCGGATAGTCCTCCAGATACTTGTTCGAATAGTTGGCGCCGACGCCGCCGCCTTCCATCAACCTCATGAACGTGAATTCGAAGTGGTCCGATGGCTTCGGACCCCAGTGCGAGACGTGGCAGTTGAACAAGTACTGCCGACCAGGCACGCCGGACGCCCAGAGGTGACGGCCGGCTGGGAGGATCTTGAACTCCTCCATGAGCCTGATCAGGTCTTCTCGCTCGTTCGGGAGCTGGAACCGCTCGTCGACCAGGGCAAGGTTCCCGTCGACTACGCGGCGAACCGTCTCAGGCCAGGTTTCCTTGGTGCCGTCCGGCTTCGGGCGTGAGTACGTCCGCTCGTAAACGAGTTTCCCCGTGGGTCCGAAGTTCGGTTCAGTCACTCAACCACCTTGACCAGCTTGATAGCCGGGTAGCCGCCGCGAGCGGTCTCGGCCCAGGTGCCTTCGATCTCTACGCCCTCGATCAGCTTCGCCAGCTCGGTCGGGAAGACGTTGTACTCCTTGCCGGTATTCACGTCCTCGAACGTGAACGCCTTCGGCCAAGCCCGGTAGCCTTTCGGCTTCAGCCGCAGTGTGGCATCGAACGTTTCAGCCATTCTTGTTCTCCTTGATTGCTTTGATTCCGGCTGTGATACCGCCGATCAGTCCGGAGACAACGATCGGAATCCACAACGGGGCGGTGATCCACCACCAGGACCAGTCGAGTACCCCAGCGAGTTTCAGCGCGAGGAAAATGAAGAACAGAATCCACTCAAGATTGTCCATTACTTCTCCTTGTAGATTCCGCAGTACGCCTCTCGGTCCTCGTCGGACCAGTTCTCAAGGCGCGGTTGCGGTTGATTCGGAAACAACTCGGGAACAACCCAGGACCGGTACATTTCGGATCGGCCCATACCGTTGAACTTCTCGTCGAAGATGCTGTTCATGTCGCCGCCTTTGCAGCGGCGTTGGACACAGCGGTTCGGCTCCCTGGTCCGTCGTCCCGAGTCGCCCAGCGACGGGCGTTGCTTCGGTTCATTTCGTCGGTGAGCGCTGTCAACGCGTTCGACAAAGCGTTCTTCTCGGACTTCTCGGTAGGTGAGATCCACGCGGCGTAACGCCGGAAGATTGCATCCGAGTACTGGGGTGCCTTCGCCGTGACTTCCCGAAGTCCGATATCCAAGTCGATCATTGCCGACGAGAATCCTGGCAGCTCCTCGTACAGTGCACCCTTGAGCAAAAGCGACTTCACGTCATCGACCGAGTACGTGTAGTTGCCTGAGAAGTGCGAGTAGTCGTCACGCTCGATCGAGGCGAGCTGGTGACCGATGCCGACGATGGCCCGATACCGGGCCGCGTCCTCCATCTCGTGAATCTTCTCCACTGAGCCAGGTGACTCCAGTAGCCGCAGGTTGATCCCCTGCTCTATGTCATCCGCTTCGGCTACATTCGGCCACTGATACGCGACGGACCTTGCGGCCCGCCTGATGACGGGCCGCAGCGCCCCTAGCGCTTCGTTCATGTGCAAGTGTCAGACCTCCCAAACTCGCCCGTCGACCGTGAACCGGCCTCGGGTGATCGGGATGGTTTCAGGCTTGACGTGTTGTCCCTCGACAGTGAGCAAGCCGAAGCCTTGCTGCCAGTTGCCGGTACCGCCTTTCAAGTATGTAGCCAGCTTCATGTCCATCAGGTTGCCGACCTCCATCCCAGTAACGATCCGCTCAGTGGCTTTATCACCGCCGAAACCGGTTGTGTACGAGCCGATTCCCATCCGATGCGTATGCCCCATGACGACCGAGGCACCGAACTTCTTAGCCGCGTTCAGCGCCGTATTGCCTGCGATCTGCGAGAGCTTGATACCGCCACGGTGCCCGTGGGTGGTGATCCACCCTGGGGCCACTTTGTAGAACTCCGGGGCCAGCTCGATGCCGAAACCGTCGAAGTCCAACAACGTCTCGATGTTGAAGGCGTCGGTGCCATCAAGGGCTGGGGCGTACTTGGTGAGGTACACCCTCGGCCTCTCGTCGTGGTTGCCCTCGTGGACCAGGAACGGACCCGAGTACACCTCGCGAAGCGGTTCAAGGAACCTTCGCTTCGCCTGCTTGCAGTCCTCGAACACAGAGCCCCGGAATTCCGCGGCTGTATCCTTGGACCACCTCGACGGTTGCGGGAAATCCATCAGGTCACCGATGTGAATCAGCTCGTCAGGCTGGTAGTCACCGACGAACCTGATTACCGACTTCAGCGCTTTGCGATCGTCGTACGGAAACTGTGTGTCAGAGATAATTACGATTCGTTTACTCAAATGATGCCCTCCAGCGGAACACGGCTGTCAGCCTGCACTACCGCGTTCCCCCATGTATTACCCTCATCCTGTGCGAATTGAGCCGAGTGTGCCCACTCGACGACCAAGGACGGCATTTCCGGGAACATTTCGTCAGCGATAGCCCGGACGCTTACGCCCTCGTAATACTCCAGCTCTGCCGGGGGAACTCCGAGGTTGACGAGAGCCTTGCCGACGATGCAGACACCGTTGCCGTCCTCGTCCAGGTACTTGCAAGCGGCGGTCTGATCGGGGTTATCCGCCGCGAGTTGGCGAATCTCAGCGACAAACGCCTTGGCGTTGATTTCCATCAGAACGACTCCTTTACTTCGGTGAATGGTGCGTACATGTCGGCGTCGTAGATCTCTCCGTACGAGGCCCATTCGCCGTTACCTTCTCTGTCGAAGTACCAATCGCCGTCCTCGCATTTCCAGTGATCGCCTTCGTTGTCGAAAACGCGAATGCCTTCCGGCACATCGCGAATCGAGTGGTAAACCGTCGGCTCAGGGTCCGGGTTTACCTGATCCGAGAGAAGCAGGTCATAAAACTTCTCGTAAGCCTCGGTCGAAGGATCGGCGTTCGTGCTGCCGCCGAGACGCTGAATCTCACGCTGGATGAACCAAACCGCCTTGGTCAGATCCTCGACAGGATCACCTTTCAGTACGCCGTCGAGCCGCGTCGACCGAGCGACATACTGAACCGCCTGGGCTCCGTTGCCGGTCAGGTTCTCGGTGATGTCGATCAGCTCGACACCGTTGGACCACCCGGCTTTGTAGTAGTCCGGATTGATTGCGTCGCCCATCAGCCCTCCAACACGTCGTCGATGTACTCGGCCAACCCGGCTAGGGTTTCGTCCGATCCGGCCCGCTTGAGCGCGATCAGTGCCTGAATCGGGTCAGAGAATCCGGTCACCCGGATTTTGATCTCCTCGCCGGTAGGGAACGTCATGTCTACGGTGATTTCGTCTTCAGGCTCGACCGGGGTCAGAGAATTAGCGTCGATGTACCAACGCAATCCATCCTCCCCCGCGATCACCACGTCTCCGTCTTCGTCTACCTCCTTGATGATCTCGACTACCGATCCGGGGTGAACACCATCCCAAATCTCGTCAATGTCAAGGGAATCCGTAGCCATACGACGAGGACCGGTAACAGTGGCCTTATCGCCAACCTTGAAACTCATATGCTCTCCGTTCATGTGCAAGTTCTAGTGCAGCCAGGTTCCGTCGCCGTACACTGTCGGCGCAGACTCAGCGTCGATAAACGCCTGAAGCCGTGGCTTATCCGCCTCGGTGAAACCGAAGATCAACGCCCCGTACACGTCACTTTCGATGACTGGTGTACTAGACGCCTCCAGGTGATCCACCACGTATACGAAAGCGGATTCATCCTCGCGGATGTCGATAACCTCGAAGTCCACGCCGGACTTCTCGATCATCTCGATTGCCCGCTTACACGGCTGGCAATCAGGCTGGGTAAATACTGTGATCATTCGCCCCCCTAAACGAAGTATGGGTTCTGGTCACTCCGCACGCCGGACCAACCCGCGTCTTGACCTTCTTGCCAGGCTTCCGCCTGGGCTGTCCGGATCATCTCTTTCAGGTCGTCGAGCTGAATCGTCACCTCACTGAAACTGAGGTAGTCGATTATGTCCATTACATAATCCTGTCTCGAAGCGCCTTCGGCCCTTCGTATTTGACTAGCGAGTTCACGTCTTCGCCTGGGGGACACGGGATGATCTTCGCGTTGGGTAGCGTCTTAGCTACCGTGTTTGCGAACCGCATACCGGGATCGTCGCCGTCCGCTAGGACAAAGACTGTTCGGTAACCTAGGAACGGCTCTCGGAAGTGCGGTTGCCACGACTCGGCGCCTGGCACGCCTACCGCAGGAACCCCGCAGACCTGCGCTGTTATGGCGTCGATCTCGCCTTCGGTGATGGCGATAATCGGGGATTGCCGCAGCAAGGCCAGCGTGTTGTACAGCCTCGGCCGATCGCCGGCCTGGGCCAAGTACTTGCCATGCTTCAGCTTCTTGCAGTCGTGGTCCTCGATGCACCGGTACTTGATCGAGACCACCGACCAGCCGTGTTCCTGCGACCAGCGCAGATACGGGATACTCAGTGCCCCTCGGTGCATTTCATCCCCAGGGAGCGGATCTTCCACGTACCCGAGCATGAACCGATCTAGCTCCGGCTTGATGCTCGGAAACCCCAGTCCCCGAGTCTCCAAATACTCTTCGGCCGGACTTCCGGGCAGGCTTGCTCGGTAGCGCTCCGTGGCTTCCCGGAGAGATTGCCTCTGTGATTCTGACAGCCTCTGGATAATTCACCTCCTCTTGCTGTCTGACGATTGAAATAGCGTCGCCTTTCATTCCGCAGCCGTGGCAGCGGAAGGCGTTGTGTGTGAATGAAACCGAGGCGGACTTGTTCGTCTCGCCGTGGAACGGGCAGAGACAAGAGATCCAGTCCCTACCCGTGTCTCTCGGTGGTCCCCAATCCGGGTGATAGCGCCGAATGACGCTGACAATCAGCGGTTCAGGCGGTGATACTTCGGATGAAGTCGGCAACATCTTCGGGTCCGCTCACATGGTGGTAAACACTGGTGCCGTCACGCAGCTTGCCAATGACCGAGATGTACAGGTTCGGATCTTCGTAGGTGTAGGACGAGTAGTAGTACCCGTCCGACCCGTAGACCTCGACACTGATACCCGGCTCGTCACCGTCCCCGGTGTAGCCGGTAGCGGCTTCGAGGCACCGCCGCTTGTATTCGGTTTCCCAACTCATGCCGGAACCTCGATGAACGGACTCAAAACCGCGTCGGCGAAGTCGATCGAACGCCGAAGCACGCGCCAACGGCCACCCAGGATCGAATCTGCCGGGTACCGGAAACCCCAAACGCCGTGACGCTTCTCCCAAGTTGCAGCCCAGTCCCGGACGCGAACGCCCTCGGGGACATCGTTCAGGCTCTCGAAGATTCTCATGCTATCCCTTTCGTTCATGTGCAAGTTTCAGGCCAGCGAGTAGCCAGCGG